TGTGACTACCGAGCGGCGCACTTCTAAATAGGAGAGCATATCATGGGACAGCTTATTCCAAAGTTCGTGTCGTATAGTGGGTATAATGACACGGAGAGCTACGTACAAACGTCAGGGTGTTCTGGCTATAAGGTTTTGGATAAAGAGACGTTACCACCAAAATGCTCGTATTGCGGCAACTGGTTTAAAGACATCTACAAGAAATGTGCGCATTGTGGCGCAGCGTGGGAAGGTAAATAACCATGAAGTTAGTTATTTACTTTTGGATAATGACAGTTATCGCTTATTTGCTCATGTGTTTCTGTAATAGTGATACGAGCAAAGATTAGCGTTTTAAGAACGACAACGCCATGTTGGTTTCTTCTGTTCTGGCTCTAGTAACAACAGACAGCCCAAGTTTGTCACATACGGTCAATAATTCGTGTTCCAGCCACACGAAGCAGTGGGAATTTTCAGGATAGTCGTTCCATCCATAGCATCTGTATCTGGTTTCTTCAGTGGTGTGCTTTTTGCTCCAATCCATAATGTAACTAAATTCGGGTGTTCTGATAGTAATCTTTCCGCCTTTCTTTAGCAAGGCAACCATGTCTTCCAAGAAAACCAAAGCGTGCGGTTTTGGCATGTGCTCCAAAATATCCGATGCAAATATCTCGTCAATAGTGCCGTCCAAATATAGATCCTTGCGCACTCTGCGCACATCGTGTTTGATAAATCGCGCTGTGCTAGGCGGAACCAAATCCCTAACGTCAATGTTATCCCATCCATCTTTAGACGGAAGCCAATGCGTGCCACAACCTAGATTCAGTTTTCTCATGTTAATATCCTTAAACGAGTGTACCTATTTTGTTTTCGATGGGAAGCGGAATGTTATATTGAATTCGTGCTAACAATCGTCTGGCTATGCTAACAATGCAATCATCTGCACACGGCTCTTCGGTTATCAAATCTGCCCCACACACGCACAGGCAATCCTCATTATTATTCACGCTTTTAATGTAGTCCAGCAGCAAACGCTCCATAAATCTCGAATCTTCATACGACAGCATAATGTTTAAAAACGGTTCTGGTGCCATTTATTCGCCCTCATGTTCCTGTACTATAAATGCAGAAGTTGGAGATACAACTACTGCAAACATTAGCAGAGAAAATATATAAAACTTGGTTTCTCCGTCCTGTTTGGCGACGCCGATCCACCAATTCCTGTAATCCCAAAAAAACAAGAAACCTAACATATTTTACTCCCATTGATAACATCAAGGACTTTTCTAGCAGATCCTTTAGGATAGCACGGAGCCTTTGTATCGGTACAATATCTCCAAATGCACTTTTTTTCGCATAATTGAATGGGCGTAGTATTTGGATAATATTTGCAATACGTTTCTCCGTCGTTTGTTGAAAACAATCCGTACGTCCGTGTTCCAAACACAGATGCGGCGTGCAAGGCTGCGGAGTCCACAGACACGACAATTTCTGCTGCTGCCATAATAGCTAAAAACTCGCGCTTAGTTTTTGCGTGTACGGTTTTAATCTTAGACAACTTGCTAGGATCTCCGACATGAAGAACCTGATAGCCCATATCTGTTAGTCCGTTTATTAACATTGGTGCTTCAGCAGTAAAATCTTTGTGAATATTAGCAGATGTTAGCGACACGACGGCTACTGGCTTACTGCTTCTCTTGATGTAGTAACTGTTTGCATGGTTTATTTCTTCAGGCATCAATTTTATGCATGTAGATGGAGACTCGAAATCGTACAGTCCACACCAATTTCCCCACATATCGAGTCGGTTCCGCCATTTATTAACAAGAGGATCGAAGAATAGCTCTTCCCAAATATGACAAGGAACCGTTAAATCAATGATAATATCATAAAGATTTGTTACTTTACTGGCTATTTTACATTCTTTGGTAACAGTGCCGCCAAAATGAACCAAATCAAACGGAATGCACGAAACGAACGGCACATTATTGTAAAACTCCATATACGTTTCCCGGCATCCGTACACGATAGGGCAATCATAGCGTTTATTTATTTCGTTGAGCAGGCAGGATAGGATAATAGCGTCTCCGAACCCGCCATATTGCCTTAATATTAGCACCTTGTCACCAGAAACGTAATGTTCAAAGTTGTTTTTACTGCCGTCATAAAAACGGTAATATTTATTCATTCCGCTTTGTGCGCGGGTTATTTTATTAGCTTTGGCAATTCGCATTGCCAATTCTCGCGTTCGCTTCAGTGAATCTGTTAGCACTAAATCGCGGGACTTGAAATTACGTTTTTGAGCGCGCATGTTAATTTTTCTTTCCGTGCATGTATTCGCGGGTGCTGTTGAACGCGATTTTTTTAGACAGGATTTCCATGAAGTCGGTTGTGAATTTATTGCCGTGAACAAACGAGACGACACGAATTATGACATCTGCAAGCTCTTCCAGAATTCCGTCTTTGCGCGTCATCGGATTTTCGGTTGTGCCTATTGTAGAAAATCCGTTATTCCACTCAGTTAGCTTTCTTTCTAGCTCGATACTGGCACACAATCCTAACAGCTTAGACCTGTATTCAGAAAGCGAGCTATCTACAGGCACGATATTTTCCAGAGCCTCTGAAATTTCTGTGACCATGAGTAAAAGCTGCGCAGGCACGTTAGTCACATCAAAACCCTTTTCCGATGTAATTTTTCCGCATTCCTCGATAAGACCTTGCAGTGCAGCTACGTTAGGGTTCATACAGGTATCCTCCGGTTTATGGCTAACTCAATCATGCTGACAGAATAGCACGGTAAAACCAGCTTGTCAAATTAACTTTTATTTGTCTGACGTAAGTTTGGCATCAATCTTGCTATTTTATAATACTAGTAGATTAATGTAAAGTTCTGATACTTCGTATCAGACTTTACGTAAGAATATAAATAAATATTTCATATTTATTTTATTCTTTGTTTTAAATGTTAATATTTGAAAAATCTATTATAGGTTAATATACGGATAGTGTCATTCCGAAAAAAAATTTTAATTTATCTATTGACAACATATATTTTCTGTATTATCTGTTATAGTGAGGACACAGTATGCAAAGAACACCACGTACCGCATTATCGCCAGTAAAGATCATAGATGCTCGCAGACATCGTGTATACGAATGGATGATAAACGGCTATACTATTGATGGTTCACCAGTTACAGCAAAAGAAATAGCCAACAGAGAAGGCGTTTTACTTTCTGACATTCGCAAAGACATTTCATCCATCCAGCGCATTCTATCCAAGCAAATTTCATCGGCTCCAGCATTTAGGACTCGCGTTCTGTCCACACTAAACGTCATGCTTGAAATGTCCTTGCGCGACAGAGGACATGTAGTTGAGCAACTTGAAGATTTGCGCAGTATGGTTAAACAGGCTAAGTCTGTTGATGATAAACTTTCTGTCATGGATAGGCTGGCTAAATTCATTCGACTGGAGCAAGATTCGACAAAGCAGACAACGGATTTGATGAAAACACTGTTAGGTATTGGTGATATTGATCTCAACCTGAAAGACTCAACGGATGAGGATGACAGTAAACTTACGGTAGATCAGGCGATTGATCTTATTTCACAGCATGACGTTGTGGATATTTTGCCGACAGGTCGTACGTCATAATGCCATACAAAGACCTTGCCAGCAAAGTAACTCTGCGTACACAGCGAATTAAAGCTGTTAAGCCTACGCTGACTCAGGAACAATTTGCGGCATTGCGTAATTGCAGGCGTAGTCCTGCTTATTTCTTGACAACATTCGGCAAGATAACACATCCAATTCGCGGAAAGATCCCGTTTACACTGTATGATTTTCAAGGCCGCGTTGTCAGCGATTTTGTTAAAAACCTTTGTAATATTGTTTTAAAATCCCGTCAGATGGGCATTTCTTGGCTAGTTTCCGGTTTTGTGTTGTGGTTGGCTATGTTTTTTGAAGAAAAAAATATACTGATGATCTCAATCAAAAAGCAAGCCGCTAAACGATTGCTGGATAAAGTTAAATACTTGTACGATAATTTGCCAGACTGGATGCGGTTGGCTATTATCGAAGATACGCAAACATGCATAAAATTTTCTAACGGTTCTCGTATTGAGAGTATTCCAACGTCGGAAGATGCGGGTCGTTCGGAAGGCGTATCGTTGGTAGTTATTGACGAAGCGGCATCGGTGCGCTGGATCAAAGAAATCTGGAAAGCTGTTTATCCTACAATTTCAACAGGCGGTATGTGTGTTTTGATTTCGACGCCTAAAGGCATGGGCGAATTTTTTCAGAAAATGTGGACGAAGGCTATTTCCAGAAAGAATAATTTTAATCCTATTTTTGTGCCTTGGTGGGAGCATCCAGAATATTCAATCGGGCTTGAAAAACGATTGATGCACAAGCATGATGGGCGAGTTGTGGAGCAATACTGGTCGCCGTGGTATGAAAAGATGTCGCGTGACCTTGGGCCGCGTGCGACAGCACAGGAGCTTGATTGCGAATTTCTATCATCCGGTGCTAACTTCTTCGATCTGCACACAATTATTCCACGACAGAAATTCGTGTCTAGCAAAGCTGTCTTCAAGACTAAACAAAACGGAGATTTGCGCATTTTTAAGCATCCAGAACCCAATACATTTTATGTTATGGGGATTGACACGGCTTCCGGTCACGGAGACGATTACAGTTGGGCTATTGTAAGGGACTACGTGACTAAAGAGCAAGTTGCCACTATGCGCACCAGCGTTCCGGTAAACGTATTTTCTGAACGTTGCGTTGAATTGGCATGGGAGTATAATGGCGCGTTTGTAGTAGGCGAAGAAAACGGTATTTCAATCGCAACACTGCTTCAAATGCGCGATGTGTATGGTTATCCAGAGGATAATTTTTATCACGACATTATTATCACAGATAAAACAGGTGAGCCAACAGAGCGATTGGGGTGGAATAACAACATGCGCTCGCGTGCGCTGTATTTACGTAAATTGGAGCAACTCGTACGCGAAGAGACTAAAACTTTCAAAGACTCTCGCGTTTTAGACGAGTATGTGACATTTATTGTTAATAAAAACGGAAAGCCTATTGCTATGGATGATTGCAATGATGACGCGGTGATGGCTGATTTGTGCTGTTTGATCGGATTGCTGCATCACAATCCGTATGGCGCGTTGCCATTTAAAATTGCTTGACGAGGAAACTATGTTCAGTTTTTTCAAAAGAAAGGCCGTTGATGTTGAAGTTGACACTACTGTTTTGGATGCTGTGATTAAGCCTAGATTTGCAGCTATTCCGCGTGGTCAGCTATCGGTTCCCGGTGAAACGTATTTGTCGTCAATGTCCGATAAATTTAAAATTATCAATCCAGAAGTGCCGTTTGATTTTCTTACTTATTTGAATTATTTTGCCGTTGTTAATCCTGACGTTTCACAGGCTGTTCGCAATATTGTTCAACTTGGTAATTCTGGTCATTATGTAGATGTAACTGCGTCTGGCAAACGAAACGTTAAAAATGCGCTGGAAATTCTAAAGGATGCTGCTTCAAGGATTTACACAATTAGTGCCGGGATGGATGGACTGGTTAATACACTTCTTAGACAGCAAGCTATTACAGGTGCGTTAAGTGCCGAAGCTGTTCCAAGCGTTCGTTTAAAAGACGGTATTAAAGAAATCGTGCTGGTTCCCGTGGATATGGTTCGTTGGGTCAGAAAGGGATTGGAGCTATGCCCGTACGAGTATATTAGCGGAGTTTCAGATTCTTACAAATACCGTACCGAGCAGATGGGGTATTTGGAGCTAAATCCTTTAACATATACATATTATGCTGCCGAAATTCCTGAAAAATCTCCTTATGGCATACCGCCACTGGCGGCTGTTCTGTCCGTGATCGGTATTCAGGGAGATATGCTGAAAAATATTGCTGGCGTTGTGAAAAAGGTAGGTCTTGTAGGATTTTTGAGTATTTTACTTAAAGCTCCGCCGCCGCAAAGAGGCGAATCGGCTTCCAGCTATTCCGGTAGGCTGCAAAGTCATCTGGACACTGCCGTATCGAATATTACCAAAAACTTTTCAGAAGGTATTTTTGTTGGCTACAAAGACCAGCATGAATTTGGGCATAAAGATGTTGGTGGAGATTTCAGGGGCGTACCGGAGTTGTTTCAGGTCATTGAAGAGCAAGTTTGTTCCGCTATAAATCAGGACGCATTCATGCTTGGTCGCGTATATTCATCTACGGAGTCTTATGCTGGCGTTGTTTTCGACAAAATGCTTCAAACTGTGAACACATATCGCAGAATAATTAAGCGTTTCATTGAAAAGGTTTATAAACTTGAGCTTCAACTACACGGTGTTATGGTAGATGATGTAACGGTAACATTTAAACCGCAACGTCCGTTGAACGAACTACATTCTGAACAGGCGCGTGAAAAGAAAATCACTAATGCGTTTGCTGAGTGTAAAGCGGGTGTTATTAGCTGGCAGGAGTGTGTGCGAAAACTAGGTTATGTTCTACCGTACACAGACGAGCCGAATTGGGAATCGGAACCTGAAGAAAAGCCAGCCGAGCCTGAAACGGAAGATGTTGACAAACAGAAAGACGACGAAGACGAAGTAGAAAAAGACGAATCCAATACTATTAGCATGGATAGACTTCGCACCTTATCCAAGGGAAATGTGGTTGGTACGCTGGACAGCAATTATGATTATATGGAGTTTTACGAGAGGACACAATGATCCGCAAGGTAAAAGGCGGTTACGTTATTTATTCAGGTAAAAAATATGGCGGAAAGCGTAAACGCCTTAGTCGCAAATATAAAACACGTACTGCGGCGGTAAAAAGATTGCGTCAAATTGAGTTTTTTAAACACAAAGGCAAAAAATAGTTGTGAAAAACGAAAAAAATGTTTATACTATGACTGTTACTATTTGCGGATCTTTGGAGGGATCGCATGAAGAAGAAGTTGAGCATAACGAGTCGGGCGATGAGTGTAGACGACATGTTGAAAAGTCTGGCCGATCCAGACGCAAGCGCAGTCACACTATCGTTCACAGCGATGGTGACATTATCGGCACCAATAAACCCGATTGATCGAGAAAATATTAACGTTGAATTGGCAGCGTCAGGCGAAAAAAGAATCAAGGCGTTGCCGCCTGATAATGATGATTTTACCTACCGAAGATTTCGGGCGTTGTCTGCCGTTATGCTTCAGGACAGATCCATTGATTTTTCGCACGATCCTGATGTTTTGAAAAAGGCTGTCAAGCTGTTTAAAAGCAAACGAAGCGGTCATAAACTTCCTGTTTACACAGATCATTATGTTAGCGCAACCAACTTTGTTGGTGTTGTGGACGATGCGTACTGGGATGAGGAAGCGGAGCCGTTTGGTGTTGACCAGATTCTAGCCATTGATCGCACACTTGATCGCAACAAAGATATTATTCGCGGACTTGATATTGACGCAATTAACTCTGCGTCTGTAACTATCACATTTGATTGGAAAAAGAGCCATCCTGACATGGATGACCAAGACTTTTTTGATGCTTGGTTCAGACGAAAGAAAGTTGATGGAAAGCTAGTCGCCATCTTGCCAACTAAAATTAAAAATGTTTACGAGACTTCGCTTGTTTATGAGGGAGCCGATCCTTACGCTAAATCCAAGCTAAGTGCGGCTCTTGATTACGTGGACACGTTTGAGTTTGAGAACGCTTCAGGTACGGATGATAACCTTCTACCCGATGGAGGAAAAGTCGATAAATCTGACGATGGAGTTAATTCAATGGAGAAATTCAAGGATTTGATTGAGTTTGTGCTTCAGTCTTTCGGCCACAAGATTGAAGACGAAATTGATCTGTCCAATCTCAGGAACGAGCTTGAGAAAAAGCTGTCTTTCCAGTCTGTTGCCGAGTCCCAAACGCAGCAAATCGCGGACCTTAAAGACCAGAACGAAAAGGCTACGCAGAAGTTGGCAGAGAAAGAAGAAGTTGCTAAAAAGGCTTCTGAAATCGCTGACAAGTACGTGAAGTCTTTGCGGGATGGTTTGACCACGTTTGCTACGCAATCACTTGGTGAAGACGCTGTGGTTGTTATCGAATTGGCTAACGCCGAAACGACAACCGTTACACAGCTTGAAAAGCTAGTTGAGATTTACCGTAACAAGGCAGAGGAAAAGTTTCCGCTTTCTTGCCCTAAGTGTGGTGAAAAGATGACGCGGCAATCGTCCGCTCCGCTCGATCCACCGAAGGAAGATAAGACCGAAAGCAAGAAGGTGGTTAATAAGGCCGAAGCCTTGATTGACAAGTACAGCAAGAAAAACAATTAAGGAGAATCAATATGAAAAAGCTGCTTGCTGATATTATGGGTCAGGCGTTTGCTGCCACTTCTGGCTATACGCCTGAAGCCGATGACATCGTTGAAATCTGCGATGATTGGGAAATCCAGCTTGCTACGGATGCAAGTGAGGCTTACCTAGGCATTGTGGAGCTTGTTTCTGGTTATGACATTGACCAGAATGTTACTGTTCGCACTCGTTTCACCGATTTGAGGGAGCTTGAAGCTAGTGGCACCATTACTGCGGGTGACAAGCTGGTTCCTGCTGGTTCTAACACCGTGCGGACGTACGTTTTTGACACCGATTCCGATCACTCTGTTCTTGGCATTGCTTGCGAGGGTGCGGATAACGGCGACACGTTCCACGCTCTGACTTACTAAGGAGGAACCAATGAGCAAACTTATTACTCCCCGCAACAATTTCGGTCTTGTCGGTAAAGTGCAGGAAATGTGCAAGACGCTGGAAAACGTGCGCAAGGCTGGCGTTGACCTTTCACTTCGTGATTACGTGGAGAAGGAGCTTACGCACAATTCCGGTGAGTCGCTTTCCTATGAGCAGTTTCTTGAGGATCTTGGTGTGAATCCGAATATTCACACGTTTGATAACGTAGTTACTGCTGATTTTGATACTACGTGGCTGATTCCTGAAATCATCCGTGAGGCGATTCGTCTTGGGCTTCGCCGCGCTCCAATCTGGCCGAACATCATTCGCTCAGAAGAGTCTGTGGACAATATTCAGGTCACGTTCCCGAAGCTCAACTTCTCAACCGATACGAAGATGGAAATCACCAACGAAGGTGAGCAGATTCCTATCGGGTACGTGTCGTACAGCCACAAGACTGTGCCTATCCACAAGATCACTCGCGGTATTCAGATCACGTACGAGGCTATTCGTTATACGCGACTGAATATGGTGGATGTGTTCTTTGAGGATGTGGGCGTGCGCCTTGGTCACAGTCAGGATGCGATGGCTCTTGATGTTGCCATTAACGGAGATCAGGACGACGGTTCCGAGTCGGCTCCGGTCATTGGCGTTGAAGATCCTGCTGATTTTGTGACCTATTATGACACGACTCGCGTGTACGTGCGCGGTGGTCTAATTGGTCGCAATTATCAGCAGATGATTGGTAATGAGGGACAATGTCTGGCTATTCTGAATTGGGACGAGTACAAGAATCGT